TAATCTCTGTGACGGCCAATCATCAGATCCTCTGCCTCATCGAATACACCTGCGACAGCGATCAGAAACGACGGCTCTAGTCCTTGGTCGGCGGCAGGTAACCCCCGATAAAACCTTTCCGCTTGTCCAGGTGGATTCTCACTAGCCCAAGCCCCAGTAATGCGGACGTGAGCCTGTCCCAATCCTCTTCCAGCAACCTCAGACACCAGCCCTCCTACGAATACCGTCAGCACCTTCAGCAAGGAACGTGCTGTTCACGTCCATGCCGTCAGGCATATGAATCACCACTGCCTGATCGACAACGGAAGCGATCTTCTTTCCCAGCTCTTTGCCAGGTTGGTCCCCGTCACACAGCACCAGCACCCGCTCATAGTCAAGGAATGCCCGTGCATAGAACGGCTTCCATGCGGAGGTGCCTTGCAAAGCAACAGCGGGGATGTTGCACAGGGTGTGTGCCGTGATGCAGTCGATCTCACCTTCACAGATGGCGATCACATCGGAGGCCTGACGAAAGGCCATCACGTTGTAGAGGATGTGTTCGGTGCCTGCACGGGACAGGTATTTCGGGGACTGCTCATCGGTCACAGCCCTGAAACGCACATCCACAACACCTGTAGGCGTGATGTAGGGCAGGGACATGCGACCGATGAACTGCTCATGCCCGACAGCGACGTTATTTTCCGTGACGAACCCGAGAAGATGAGCCTCTGCTGCCTGTTTGGTAATCCCGCGTGCTGCCAGATACCCCGCTACCTCGTCCACGCTCCCGTGATACTGAGTCACGGCTTCCGCTAGAGACAGCCTCAACGATTCGGAAAGCATCCCGCCATTCACCTCCCTCGATCTCCTTCACCAGACCAACTACGTCGCCCTTGAACCCGCATGACATGCAGGCAACCCCGCCCGTCTCGTTGTTCACCCGGCATGACGGGGTCAGATCCCGGTGCATCCCGCATGACACGGTCTGCCACCCATTCCTGGGGTTCGGCACCTTCCATCCGTAGTGCTTCAACACAGCCCACAGGTCACCTCTCCTGTAGGTGTAGGAGGAGTTCGGCAAAGTCATCGACCTCCATGACGACGTAGGATTTGGATATTGGTTTCATGCGGCGTTTCACGATGGCTACACCGATGGTGAGTGTGGGTGCGTCAACGTCGTGGACGTGTCGTTGTTCCCACCGCAACGCTTCAGCGGTGGCTTCGGTCAGGTAGCCAGCGAGGTCGATGGCTTTCTCATTCTTTGCTTCCACGATGATGGCGAGGTTGCCGATACGGATGAGCAGGTCACCTTCGTCGTCTTTGCCCCGGCGAACGAGGCGTATGACTTTGAGTGCGAGGTTGGCGAAGAATCCTTCGAGGTCTATTTCGAAGGCTGCGCCTTTGCGCTTGTTCGCCTTAGCCCTGCTACTGGCGTCTGTCATGCAGCTCCACCCCACAGTCACAACACACCGCGTTCTCGTCACCCTCGAACGTCACTAGGCGCACAGTTCCCTCATGCGGACACTCGTTCACAGGTTGATGTCCTTGATCTGCATACGGGCAGGGTCATAGTCCAGCCACAGGGCAGTAGACCCTGACGGATCGGCAGGCCCGTACCTGTTTTTTACTGGCGCGAGGGCCATGAGTCCATCCGACGGTGAAGCGACAGTGCAGATAAGACTCGGAACCTGACTAATTTTGCCGTGGAGTGCTGCCCTCGGAGGGCACGGATTTCCTTGATAAGACTCCGAGGTGTGATGCAGGACCAACACGGCGGCACCCGTGGTGCGCGACCAGAACTTCAGCTCACGCATCAGAGAACGCAGCGACGAAAACTCATCACCTGACTCATGCAGAACGTCAATAGCGTTATCCACCACCAGAAGGCGCATATAGTCCCCGTTCACTTCCCTATACAGAGCAATCTCGTCAGCAAGATCGTTCAAGGAAGGTGAGGGATCAAACATCCATGAGATGTGACTGGCCTGCTTGGACAGCACATCAGCAGCCCACTTCGGGTCCTGCTGAATCCTCGTCTCTACCTCTGTCTGCGACAGGCCCGTCACCATCGCTGTTGTTCTCAGCGCCATGGTCGCCTCATGCGTATCCATGGAGCAGTAGAGCGTCGGGACACCCGACAGAACAGCGATAGACAGGGCGATTGTGGACTTGCCTGCACCGGGGTTGCCCCCAAAGAGGCTGACTTCGCCACGGCGAATGCTGATTTGGTAGTCCGCAAAGGACCGGAGGGGGACAGGGATAATTGCCCCGCCCCGGTCCTGTTGCGTGACGGCACGGTCTAGTCGCCTCATCGCCTAGGCAGGGAAGCTGTTCCACTCAGGGCTGTTGCGCTGCACCCAGATCGGGTCACACTTCTGACTGCCCTGAGGTGCGTTACACATCCACGCCTTCCACGGTCCCTTCGCCCCCACCTTCGACACAGGGTTACGGGCACCATGGGCGCAGGCAGGAGCGACAGCGGACTGGAATGCCGCAGGGGGAGCAGCCGGGGGAGTTGGCTGCGCGACATTCCAGCCGCCGTCAGCAACAGCAGCAGGTGCAGGAGGCGGCGCAACCTGCTGCTGGGTCATGGGGGTGGCGTTCACGGCAGCGACCGTGAGCGCAACAGAGTCAGTGAAGTGCTGAATGTTCTCAGCCAGGTCAGCCCAACGAATGTTGAAATCCGCTGCTGTCTCACCGCGAACGGTGAGTTGAACATCATGGTCTGCAATACGGACCCGCATGTTCGCGGAGAATGGTGCTTCAGTGCTAGACATGAACAGCCTCCTTGCTGTCTACCGTAGTGTTAGTGAATGGCAATGGAAAATGAGTCGTGGGGTTGTGGACGTAGCAGTGGGTGCGGACACCACAGCCACGGCACATGCTCGTGACATGGGGCAGGAAGATTCCTGACTGGATTCCGGCGTAGGTCTTCGCCACCCAGTAGTCCACCATCTCGTCGGTGTACGGGGCCAGGTTGTGGATCGCTGACAGGGATCCTTCACGGGCCATCCAGTACGCACCATACGGTGCGTCGATCCCGTAGGCAGCCTTCAAGGCCCTGCGATAGAAGGCGAGCTGCATAGGGGCAGGCGTGGTCTTGCCTGTCTTGAGGTCCACGATAAGAACTTCACCTGTATTCGCATCAACGAACACCCGGTCAATGAAACCCTTCAACTGGATCAGTTCATCACCGACCTCGATATCGACACGCACATCCAACTCAATCGCAGGAGAGCCGTCCTCCATCGTCAAGATGTGCAGGCTCGGGTTGTTCTGACGCCACGTGATCCACGACTGCACATAGGCAGGACCGTTGTTCATCCACCAGGCATAGTCCTCACCGTTCGGCATCGCCTTCGTGGGTCTGCCACCCGCGCGAGGTGTACGGCCTTCAGGGAACGCAGCAACCTCTTGCTCCATGGACTTGCGGAACGCATCAAGCCCGATCTCCAACAATGGGTTCATGCCTGATACTCCTTGAACAAGTGATGGTCAATGGCTTCGGTGGCTGTGTGAACAGCGGTGCCTCCGGCGAACCAGTAGGCAGGGTCCTCTTGGACTCCGATGATGCGGGTCAGGCGGTACTTCTCCCCGCAATCGACATAGGTGGAGAACTGGCTGTAGCTGATGTGGGGGATGGGCTTGTCTTCACTCATAGGACACTCGCATCCACAGCAGCAGTGGTCAGGTAGTAAATCTCGGTCCCATCGGACTCGATCTGCTCGGCATCCAGGTAGGCACTGCGATCGACATCGGCAGCAGTGACAGCGGCATCCCAATCAGCTTCTGTCCAGCCAGGGGCACAGGACACCACGATCAGGTTCCCGGCAGTAGCGATACTCACGAACACAACCCCCCACCCCCCGAACTCTCTAGCATGCTTATGACCTCCTTCAGATATCGTCATAAAATCGTAATGACTTACGTCACAGGCGCACATGCGACACGCCGAAGGCTGAAAGCTTTCTTCACACGTAGGCACCTGTGATTAGACTTGAACATATATAGAATCTACTACCTACATCTGACAGTCAGTAGAAATAACTAAAAGACCCCAGCCTTAGGGCTGGGGTCTATAAGTCTTACAGAGAAACTTCTGTCAGGTTTTTAATAGGTGAATTGTTTTTATTCTGATAGGTGCTTCGCCATCGTGGTCTTTGAAACTGGCATCCACATAGTGAAAACCTAGGTCGTCATCGGGGTCATAGGCCGTGACCAGATTCTCTTCAGCCATCGACTGCAACCAGGCATCGAGTAGTTTGCTCTCTTTGTCCGTTAAGGGCAATCCCTGCTGCCTACGTCCCAAATACCTCAGCATCCTCACCGGATAGCTCTTGGCATGATCAACCCTCACCCGCCAGGGGATCGTGTCCTTATAGCGAGGCTTAGGAGTTGTCAGTCCATATCCACTCAAAGCCACCGTTACTGCGGCACGGGTTATCCTGTGTCCTGTCTGCTCGAAGACCCTGTCTGCCATCTGCTGATGGGTCAGGCCTTCGGCCAGCCAACGCTCAAAGGTCGGCTTATCGGGTGTGTACTTTGCAGGTGCCATTCGGTGCCTCCGACTGTAAGGAAAATACTTACCCAGTGTAGGCAGTCATTAACTAAATAGGAAACGACGACACGGTCAAAGACAGGAAGTTACCCGTGGGTAACTATGCTTCTGAAAATTAGAACATCTGTACGAGGATTTTTGGAGCGTTTTCCCACGTCAGACTGAGTGGAAGATAGAAAGTGTCCGAGGGGGGACTTGAACCCCCGCCTGATAATGTTAGTATGGAGTAAGTAAGCCCACGTCAGGATTGAGTGTAAGCATCAGATACTAACGATCACAGGAGGCCAGAAAGCATGAAGCACATGACATTCAGTGGAGCCATGGACGAATGGCTGGCACATCTAAAGGCACGAGGACTGGAAGCGAACACGATCAAGTCTCACCGTGTACCGCTACGTCAGGCCCTGACCTTCATCGGCAACATCTACGTGTCAAACATCAAGCCCGAACACATCGACAAGCTGTTCACCCACCATGGGTGGGCACCGAAAACACGGAACCTGTACCTGGGTCAGTACCGCCAGTTCTTCGCCTACTGCCGTCGCCATGGCTGGATGCCGAAGGACTATGACCCGACAGAAACCTGGCGCATGCTGAAGGTGCCGAACATCGAGATGCCCCGTATCGGCATTGAGGATTTCCCTCGCCTGCTGGAAGCAGCCACCGATCCCAGAGACAGGGCCGTGTGTGCCCTAGGCCTATACACGTTCTGTCGTGCCAGTGAGATCCAGACACTGCGGGTCAGGGACATTGACTTTGACCGGAACATCGTCAGCGTGTACCGGCACAAGACGAAAGAGGCAGACGACCTGCCTTTGGTGTCTGAGCTGGCTGAGGAGATGGTGCTGTGGCTGAACCAGTACCGGGCACAGCAGGGCAGGCTTGAACCTGACTGGTTCCTCGTCCCGAGTAAGGGACCTTTGCCGATGGCTTGGAATCACAGCCTGGGGCGTCTGGCCCCGACAGGGGAGCCAGCCTTGCTTCGCCCAACCAGGCCCATGAGTCACCCGTACAGGTCTTCGCAGCGGCCTCTCAGGGCTATCGGCATGGAGGAGAAGGGTGTGGGTGGGCACGTTCTCAGGCGCTCAGGTGCCCGTGCCCTGTTCGACAGGCTCCGTCACGAAGGCTACGACGGTGCCCTCAAACGGGTGCAGTCCATGCTGGGTCACTCTAACTCGATCATTACAGAACGGTATCTATCGCTGGGGGTGGAGAGGTTGCAGCGTAACGAGATGCTGGCAGGTAAGCCGATGTTCCCTGACGCTCGCAAGCCAGGTACTCTTTCGGAACTGAAAGCGGTATAGCCAATGGACGGGAGGCTGAAGTTGGCTACTGAGCAGCGAGTGATCTGTGATCTGTGCAGGTCTGATGAAAATGTCAGCACGATGACAGTCGTGTGGAAGTATGCCCAGGGCAGGCCTTGGGAGATTGACCTGTGTGAGCGGTGCTACGGCAACCGCATGGGCGATATGGCTGATCTGGGACGACGGGCGAGGATCAATAATGTCCGTCCTCAGGCCAGGATCAAGAAGACAATTATCGGACCTGATAACCTGTAAGCAGAGGGTGCCCCTTAAAGGCCCCTAGCAGCCCCATAGACGCGACAAAATCCCCCTCCCAGGGTACTTACACCCAGGAGGGGGATCGTCGCTTAGAATTGCTTACAGAGCCGTTTACTTGCTGATGGAAAACCACCTGTCCAGCAGGGCCTTGATGCCCTTTTGATCTGACTTCATCAGGCGACCCACCCTACGGCGCTCCTTCTTCAGATCAAGATGAGCCGGATCATTCTTCCGGCCAGGGGCATAAGACTTATGAAACTCAAGAGCCACCTTCGGGTCCAAGCCATAGTGCTCCATCAGCACAGCCGTACCCTTACGCAGCGAATCCAGAAGCGGCTTAGGCCACGCCTCACCAGGGGCACCCATATCCGTCTCAATGCCCAAGTAATACTGGTTACCCGTGGAGTTAGGGGCAAGGGCACTGGACCCCACACCTGCATGGTTCGTCTGGCCGCTCGCGTAGACGAACCACTTACCTCTGCGGTCAATCCAAATCGCTGCACACGGAGCCAGATCCGAATACATGCACCAATCCAAAGCGCCAGGGGAGTCACCGGCAGGGCTGGCATCGTGATGCCACATGATCCCGCGAAGCTGGCGGTAACCCATGCCGCTCCAACCAACCTGCTTCCACGACTTACCCGCGTAGCGGCCTCTGGTGTAGGTCATACCCTCAACCTCGACACCAGCCTTGCGAAGAACCTTCACCAGATCCTTCAGCCACACACCACTCACAGATCCACCTCATACACGGGCAGATCCTCAACGACAGCCTCACCCGCAAGGGACGGACCTTCGAACGAACCAAGCCGAACCGAAGCGATAGAAGTCAGAACAGACACCAGTGCGGCAGTCGCAGACACAGCAAGAGCCTGCTGCCAGTCCACGTTCAGAACCGTCACACCAGCAACAAACAGAGCCACCAGGGCCTGAGCGAAAGTCTTCACTGCACGTTCCCCGGCAGCAATCCAGAAAGCCTTCTCAATCAGCAATGTGTTCCAACTCCTCATCAATACGAACGATCTCTTTCTCAATGCGGCAAATACGCTTCACGAGATCGTCAACCTTGTCGTGCAGTTCACCCAAAGACTTGCCACCGTTCTTCGGCATACGGGCGTCGATGTACCTCTCAAGCGGCTTCACAATCAGGAAGCGACCAACAGCGACAACAGCAGAAACAAAAGCGACAATGACACCCAGAACAATTCCCAGGTCACGGACAACAGCGATCCAGTCAGGGGTTGCGTACTCCATCACAACTCCCTGCACGTCACGACCAGCACACCGCCAAGTCCTGACTGTTGACGTGGGGGAGAGGTCTGCACCATTTGAATGTCCTCGATGAGAATCGTGTACGTCTCTTTAGCGAGGAAGTCCTGCAATACGACAGGTGTGCCAGCGATGAGAGCGTTACGCAGGTTCTGCCACCGGACCAACCCGTAACCGGGATAGCCGATCTTCTGACCAAAGCGATCTACCTCTGCGTCAAACACCATCAACGGCAAACGCCACACCTGCTTACGAGGCACAGCAGGCAACGCCTTAAACTGCCAACCCCGAATCACCGGCCCCTTCGTGTTGTCACCCGAAGACCGAGACAACACAAACTTCAAACCAAGCGACTCCACAGGAACAGACGGAACAACCTGCACCTCCACATTCGAAGAACCCTCAGGGAACGTGTAGATACTCGCCTCAGTGCCACCCTGCTGCACCGTACTGACAGCAACACTGCCCTTCAGTTCACCGAACCGACGCACATTCAAAAACCGGAACGACTTATTCTCAAGCGTGTTATACCGAACCTGACCCGTATACAACGTGCCCTCAGACACCAGCTCAGAAGCAGACGTTATGTACGTCCCTGACCCGTTGACTCCAACGCAGACACGGTCAGAGGAACCCAGCAGGCACACTCCATCGACGGATCCCGTAACTCCGGTTGATACGTCGAAGGCGTAGGCAGCCCTGCCCGACGCATCAAGATCAGATAGATCAAGACGAACCACCCCACTCTTGCCGTCGATAGTGTCCTTCACACCAGCGAACACAAACCTGTCAAACCCCGTGAAATGCTCCACAGGTGCAGACGACTCATACGTCAACGCACCGTAAGTGACCTGGCCCTGGTCAGACACCTGACCGATACGGATCCCCTTGTTCGTGCCAATCACCAGCAGAGAACCCAGATAGGAGAACATGCCCGTGACGTATTCGCCTACCGGGAGTTCTGCAACTGTGACCGCAGAGCTGAGAGTTGGAAGGGTGCCGTCAGCCTCATCTACCGTGAACTTATAGATCGCTGAAGAGTTTCCTGAATATCCAGCAACCAGGATCGCACCTGGGCTATCAACCGCAGCAGTCCACACCCAACCCGATTGAGGGTGAGTGTAAATGGCCGAAGGAAGTGTTCCACCTGTAAAACCACCAAGCTCATGCAAGGCCGCACCATAAGCGGCAATCAGACGCTGCTTAACCCACCAGCCCTTACCGGAAGAAGCAGCACTCGTCCACTTCGAGGATGCGGTCGTGCCGGAAGCAGCAGCGAAATCAATACCCGTGGAGTGGAAACCCCACACACCATCACCCGTGGACACCAACCAGTCAGGGTTAGCCGTCCACGACGTAATCTCCGTCGAAGAACCAGAACCCGTAGACCTGTACACCTTTGAGTTCGTCGTCAAATACACATAGTTCGTGCCAGCACTCACGACAGACACACACCGAGACTGACCTGTCGAAGACTCCTGCTGGCTCATACTCCGCAGCAGCTTGAACTCACCAGGCGTCCACACATCCACACCCACACTCGATGTGAACCGGCGCATCGTCCGCTCATCATCAGCAGGCTCCAAGAACGTGATACCCGCACCACCAGAGAAATCCCTCTGGCTCCGCAACCACCAGCCAGACAGCGACTGCTCACCAGGATCCCGCTGATTATCAAACTGCTCCTTATTGGAGGCAGTGAACCCGCGAGTCAACGGGAACTCGTCAGAGGCAACACCGAGGAACGGTTGACCAGCGATAGCCCACTCGTAGGCGAACGCACCCAGAGAGAACTGGGTCAGGCTTGAAGAGTAGGCGAGACTGATATCAAGTAACGGTGAGTCTGTAATGTCGGTGAGGACAGTCAATGTTTCTCCTCGCAGGAGCGAGCTAATGAAGGCACAACAAAAAAGCGCCCACACAGGGCGCAGTAGTACGGGTCAGTCTTCGTCGTATTCGACGTATCCGAGGAAGTCCCAGATGTCGTCATCCATCACAACTCCAAACAGGGAAAAATGGACAGGGATCGTCAACCCCTAGGTTGGCGACTACACGCCAAGCAGGGCAGACGCCTCATCAGCGGTCAGCCCCAGGGCTTCCAACTTGGCGAGGGCACTGGCCTTAGCCGCAGCCTTGGCCTCCTCCTCGGCCAGTCGCTCGGCCTCAGCAGCCGCAGCAGCGGCGGCGTCGGCTTCTCTTTGGGCGATCTCCTCGGCTGTGAGGGGTCGCTCGGTGACGGTGCCGTCAGAGCAATCAACAATGACGGCGATGGGTGTTTCTGACATGAGGCTCCTTACGCCTTAGTGATGCCGTAGAGGTACGCCGACGTACCGGAAACAAAGTTTTCCAAGGTGTAAATCCTCAGATGCGTAATGGCGCTGCCGCTACTCCAAATGCCAGCAACCGCCTCCATGTACGCCGTTGACCCATTCGTCTCTTGCACCATAGTCAGGGACATGGACTTATTGGCACTTCCGGCATAGTTGGGAATGTAAAGTTCCATGCTGGAAAATGTGTTGGCTGTAGCGGTCGCGCCGGTAGCGCCACCAGTAAACAGGAACGATGTATTGCTGGTAGCGCCGCTAGTGGCACTCGCGCCGTTCCCCTCCAAGTAGCGCCACGAGTAGTTGTTTCCGGTGTCAATGGAACCGTTGCCCACCCGTATGCGCTTGCTTCCGTAAATTTGCCCAGCGTTATCGGTGCGAGCCGACACAAGTAGCCAAAGGTCGTCATACGTCGCAGGGATTGAGGTGAAGTCAATGTCCGTAGCGGTGGAGGTCAACACATTCTTGGCTATCAGTTCGCAGGTTGTCGCCATCAGCGCACCTCCGTCCGCAAATCATGGGTTAGCGTCATGCGGCCTTCACCCCAAAGAGCGAGAATGTGGACCCCGATACGAAGTCGTAGCCAGCCGAAATGAACTCAATGACGTCAATAGCGGAGGTGCTACGCCACAGACCCACATCCCTGCTGACCAAGACGCCAGGTGAAGCGCATTGGGCGAGGACTGTTTTGTAGACGTTAGTGTTTGCGTAGGACATGATTGAAGAAACGATGACCACGCGGCCTGTCCCCAAATTGCCTGCGTCTGCTAGATAGAAACTTGGAATGTTGCTGCGGCGCGACGAAACGGCGATTGAGCCGCTACCCAAGACATATGTCCCCGAATAGTTGTTGCCCGTATCGACTGACGAGTTGCCCATCCTTAGCCGCACATTGTTGCTAGCGCCCGACAGGGCAAAGTCCCACACGGCGATCAGATCGGTGAAGGTCTGCGGAATTGACGAAAGAGTCACCGAATTGCTGTTTGAGCCCAGAGTCGTGGACGCAATCGGCTCATAGGTACTAGCCACAATCCACCCCCGTCGCATACTGTGTCATTAGCGATCCGGTCATGGGGCCTTCACCCCAAAGAGGGCGAACGTGGAGTGCTGATCGTAGTCAAAGCCAGCATCGACGATCAGAGTGATGCTAGAAATCGCCGCAGTAGATAGCCACAATCCCGAACCGACAACTATCTCGCCCCCACCGTTTCGGTCGGAGCCTCCGAACCCACGAACAGTCTTATTCTTAGTCGTAGAAAAAGCGTCTAAAATATCAATAACGAAGCCGCACATCATGCCATTCGTATAAGCATCTCTAAGCAGGGCGCCCCGTATTGGGCGCATGTAAGTTCCACCTGTTGTGGATGTAGCGCCCGCAGTTGACCCTGTTCCGTAAAGCGCGTGTGTAACGTAATTACTACCTGTATCGCCGTTGAATCTTACGGCGATGTCATCCGTTCCAGTAGTGTTGTACTCACTTCTAGCAACACCGCGAATCTGAAGATGCTGATACCCAGTGGGCAAGTTATCAAATAGCACCGAAGCACTACCGCCGCTGCCCACAGTCACCGTGGCAATCGACTCAAAGTCACCACCAGCCACCGCAAAAGCAAACGGGTTGATGAGGAAACTCATGCGCGAGTACCAATCAGCCACACCTTGAGGCCAGCACCCGCAACCGTGGACCCCACTTGGTCAATGTCTATGGTGATCTCCGCATCATCAGCCAAGGCAGAGTCAGAGATCACGGCAGCCGTGGCAGCCGTAGTCGAGGTCTTCTCCGAGGCGTCAATGCTCAACTTGGTAGACAGGACCGAGGTGCCTCCCTCATTGATGTCCACGATCACCGTCGATCCCGTAGGGGCCGTCGTCACCGACGCCCTCACAGCCGTCAGCGTCATCGCAAACGGCATCCGGAACGTCACAACCCCCGTACCTGTCGCCAGGTCAGTCGTCTCATCCGAGCAGGCCACACCGATGACCTCAGACTGACCCTGCCACGCGAGCCCCGTTGTCTCACCGGAGGCTGCAACGAGAATCTGCCCATTAGTCCCGACCGCCAGACGGGCAGGAGTGTTATCGGCAGAGGCAGCGATCAGGTCGCCCTTGGCGTCAACCAGGGACTTAAGAACATACTGGCTGTGAACATCCGTAGACGTATCATTCACATGGCTGTTCGCCTCATCAAAATCCCTACCAGAAACACCATGCCTAAACACAGCTCCAGCAGAATGAGACACAGCAGACGTGCCATCAACACCACGAGTCACCGTCAACGTAGTACCACTGACGTTAGTGACCTCAACAACCTCCTCAGAGG